ACTACCATCAAACCAAACTCGCAGAGGTCATTCGTAAACACATTAAATTGGCTGACTGGGTAACTTGTACCACCGAGCATCTTGCCTCTCGCATACGGCCTCTAAATGCGAATTTGAGCATCTTGCAGAATGAACCCTACGAAGCCTATCAGCAGTTCATTCCCAACCCGGAGGAAGAACCCGACAAACACCTCGTCAAGTTCGGTTGGTTCGGAGGTGCGCAGCATGGTGAGGACATGGAACTGCTCCGTGAGGGGATGCAGAAACTACGCTGGGACGCAAATCTTGACGGCAAGTACAGGCTATACCTCGGAGGGTGGAACGACAACAATCCCGTGTACGAAGGGTACGAAAAGATTATCAGCGACCAAGGGAATAATCCGAACTACGGACGCATTCAGGCAGCGGACATCTACTCCTACGTCGGTGGCTACAACTTCGTGAACGTAACGCTTGCACCGCTCCGGGACACCAAGTTTAACAAACTCAAGTCCGAGTTGAAGGTGGTCGAGGCAGGGTGGATGAACAAGGCCATCATCGCATCCGAAACCATCCCCTACACCGATGTCATCCGGCACGGGGAGAACGGGTTTCTTGTGCCTTACAACAAGCCAAAGGACTGGTACAAGTACATCAAGCAGTTAATCCTTGACCCCGACCTTCGTAAGGGCTTGGCTGACAACCTCACGGCCGACATCAAAAAGCAGTTCAACGTGGCCGAAACCGCCAAGAAGCGGGCCGAACTATACAGGCAGATTGGGCGCAAATTGTGAAATTCGGGGGCATCGCACATTTACAAGCAGATGCTTTACCTGAACCCTGACACGACCAACACCCTGACGGTTACTTGGACCGAGCGAGCCAGTACTGGGGACCGCTACATCTTGCGACTCACGAGCATCGCCAAGAACACCACGACCGATTTCACCCTGCTGAAATCCGCAAACCTTTCTTCCTACACCAACCGCTATGACCAATTTCAGATTGCCGTGGGGTCGCTTGAAACAGGCTCGTATCGTTACGAAGTTTACGATACCAATAGCACGGTTTCAGCAGCCCTTGCGGTGGTTGAAACGGGCTTGGCTTTTCTACAAACCGCAACGATAGGCTTTAACACCTACTCAAACACAATCACTTACAACACCTTCCTCGCATCCAGCGTAAGGGTTTTCGACTCAACCTTTGACTCAACTTTCGCATAATGAGCGTACAAACACGAAGCCAACTCCAAGCGAGTGCATTAACCATCACCAACGAAACCGCTGCCGGGGCGAACACCGCATCCCGTGTAGGCGGTCTATTCGACGACCTTGCAGACACCGCAACGCTTGACATCGAGCGTGGCTATGCTTCGGTTGCTACGGCTGCTGATAGGTCATTTGTAACGACCAATAATACTGCTGCCAAATTACTGATTCAAACAGGCAACAACATTCTATCAACCAACAACTTTTCGAGAGTTGCAACAATTGCGGGGCCATCAATCACCTACACGGGGACGCTATCCGCTGCAATTAGGGTGAGTGCAAATCTAACTTTTTCGGGGGCAAATGGCGATGATTACGTTTGGGCTATTTACAAAAATGACGTACTAATCAGCTCATCTGAAGCACAAGTTACTTTGAGCCATACCGCAGGTCATCAAGTAGTTTTGGAAACCTTTTTGATAGCAAATACCAATGATGAATTTTCAATCTATGTAACTTCAACTGATGGTGTTAGGACGATTAACATCTCATCAATCAGTTTTAATGCTCACACGCTATGAGTAATAAATCCACTCAACACTTTACCCAATGGTTGGGGATAGAGCATAAGGTTCCCGTGATGCTGGAAAATCGCTCCGGCAAGTACATCACCTACGGCTTTGCGAACGAATACCCTTATTACCTCCTTGACAACTATCGCAGGTCGTCAAAGCACAACGCTATTGTCAACGGCAAGGTGAACTATATCATGGGCGGAGGCTGGCAGGCAGGGGAGGACTTGACTGTAGAGCAAGAGGCCCGGTTCATCAAGTTTTTCGACGGACTTTCCAGCACGGAGGATTTGAACGACATCACGGAGAAACTGGTCTTGGACTTGGAACTATTCAACGGCTTTGCGGTCGCAGTTACTTGGTCCAAACTTGGGACCATCGCCAAGATGGAGCATGTTCCCTTTGAGAAAATCCGTGTTGACAAAGAGGAGAAGATGTTTCAGGTGGCTGACTGGTACAACGACGACATGATGCAACTCTTCCCCAAGGTGGGCGACATCGAGAAGATACCAGCCTTCGACCCGGAGAATCGCCTCGGTAAGCAGTTGTTTTATTACAGGGTCTATGCTGCAGGCGTAAAGCACTATCCTCTCCCAGAATACATCGGGGGGAACGCTTGGATTGAGGCAGACGTGCAAGTCGCCAACTTCCACAACAACAACCTCCGCAACAACTTTTGGGGCGGTTACTTGATAAACTTCAACAACGGAATCCCGACCCCCGAAGAGCAGGGGGATATTGAGCGTCAAATCAAGCGTAAGTTTTCGGGAACTGACAACGCTGGTCGCTTTGTTGTAACCTTCAACGATGATGCAGCCAAGGCCCCAACACTTGAACCGCTCACACCGAGCGACATGGATAAGCAGTTTGAAATCTTGAACAAGGCCATCCAACAAGAAATCTTTATCGCCCATCGTGTAACCAACCCCATGCTTTTCGGAGTAAAGACCGAGGGCCAATTGGGTGGTCGCAACGAATTGGTCGAGGCTTACGAGTTGTTCAAGGCCACCTATGTCAACGACCGAGTTCGCAAGGTGGAGCGGATGATTAACTACCTCGGTTCGTTTAATGGCGTTGAGGGTATGGAACTTATCCCGGTAGAACCTATCACCGAAAGACTAAGCGAACAAGCCCTGTTGCAGATTATGACCCAAGACGAACTGCGTGAGAAAGCAGGTCTGCAACCTTTGGAAAAGCCTGCCGACGTGGTTGGCCCTAATCCCCAACCCGACGAGCAACCGCAAGCCGTGGAAGCATTGCAGAGCAATGACAACATCAAGAAGTTGTCGGGCAGGGAGTACCAAAACCTAATGCGAATCGTCAGGCAGTATATGCAGGAGAAAATCACGCTGGAAATGGCTCGGACCATGCTCTCGGCTGGCTTCGGTCTATCAGCCCAAGAGATTGACACGATGCTCGGAGTGCAGGCCCAAGAGTTCAGCGAACCGACTTGGGGCGAAGAAGACGACGAAGACTACGGATGGGGCGACGAAGAGTTCAAAGTCTTGGAGGTCGTTGCAAGCAAGTTCGGATGCCATGCAGACGACTACCATGTGATGCACTCCAAGCCGATGCGGTTCGACACCAACATTGACGAAAACATCCGTTTGGCCTTCGCCGAACTGGGCGAAGAAGAAAAAGAATTGGACCTCAAGATTGAGGCGTATCGCAAGAAGAACCGGGACGCATCGGTTGAAGAAATGGCCAAGGAGTTCGGGGTCAGCAAGGCGAAGGTCGCCAAGCGTGTCGCCTACTTGATTACAAAGGACCGCTACCCTATCAGCAGGGCGGTGGACAAGATAGCCGAGCAGAACCTACCCAAGAACGTGAAGGAAGTTGCAGAGCCTGTATTGGAAGTGCGCTACAAGTATGCATGGGCCACAGGGTTCAGCAACAAGGACAAAGGCTCCAGCCGTGAGTTCTGCAAGGTCATGCTTGACTTGGCAGGACAGGGCAAGGTTTATACCCGTGAGGACATCGACGGGATTAGTGCTATCATGGGATATTCCGTTTGGAACAGGAGAGGCGGTTGGTATCACACGCCCAGCGGAGTGAACAGGCCCCAATGCAGGCACGTATGGGAGCAGCAGTTGGTCATCCGTAAAGGCAATAAAATCACGAAGGCATGAAGGCACTCTTTATAAGCGAAGAAACGCTGCTTGACAACTCGATAATCAATGAGAACGTATCCTACACGCAAATCCGTCCAACGGTCATCAAGGTGCAGGAGATGCGGATTCAGCCCATCGTTGGCTCTCCGTTGTATGGGGAATTGGTTACGCAGGTCGTCAGCGGTTCAACGTCTGCACTCAACCAAACGCTGCTGGAGGACTACATTCAGCCGGCTATGATTCAGTGGCTTTACTACGAACTGCCCATGGTCTTAGCGTTTAAATACATGAACAAGGGGATGGTTCGCAGAACGAGCGAAGAATCAAGCCAAATGAGCATGGAAGAAATCACACGGCTGACCGACAAAGTGAAGAACGATGCCGAGTGGTATTCCGAACGCATCACCCGGTACTTGATGGAGAACCGCAATTCATACCCATTGTGGAACTCGCCTCCTTCTGCTTTGGATACCATCTACCCGAACGCCACCAACTACCGCACCGGGATGGTCTTGGACCGCAACCGAAGAATGGGAATCAGCAACCTTGACTACCCCTACCCCTACGGTCAATTTGGGGCGTGTAATGACTGCTAAGCATGGGAGCGCATAAAAAAAACATACTGAAACTTCAGAATTATGTCTTGGATAAAAATCAAGCAAGCCCTGCTGGACCTTGCAAATGCTCATCCTCAGGTCAACTCCTTCGGGACGGGCGACCCTCTTGCGGTAGGCACGGACAACACCATCAACCTTCGAACCCCAAGCCGTGAGAGGATTGTTTACCCGTTGGTGTTTGCGGACGTTCAGTCAGCAACTACTGACGCTGGGACTTTGGACTTGGTGGTTGGGGTTTACTTTTCTGACCGTGTTGAATCCATCAAACCGATGGGCGGAGTGGTTTCGGGCAGCCCTACGCTGGGTTGGCAGGACAACGAGGACGAGGTCCTAAGCGACCAACTGCAGGTAGCACAAGACTTCATATCAGCCCTTACAAACGACCCAAGCGAAGACTGGACCCTCTCGTCAAGCGTATCGCTTACAAGGTTCGTAGAGAGCCGGGATGACCGCACCGCAGGGTGGCAGGCAACGATGACTTTTGAGATTCCTTACTCTCACTCCGTTTGTGAAATTCCAGTCTAATCTACATTTACAATTAAACGCTAAAAAATGCCTACACCTATATTGCAACAAATGCTCGGTCAGGGCGGTACGATGGAGTTCGTTGACGGAACCGTTACCGGCAAAAACTACGACTTCTTGATAGTCAACACCGCTGCGACTTTCACAACTTTAACAGGAACTGGAAGCGAGAACCTTCTAAGTGCTTACAACTTTAGTGGCAAGTCCCTTTCCGCTGGCATCGTTATCAGCGGTCGCAACGGTGGTAAGATTACGGCCGTTACTCCAAGCGTCGGTTCGGTTATCGGTTTTACATTCCTGTAAGCAATGCTGATAGGTTACGGCTACGGCTATCCCACAAACCAACTGCTTGGCGGTGGTAATCCGTTTTGGCTTGCCTTCAACCAACGTGCAGATGCTGACGGGGCTTTGCCTGCGGAGGCTGCGGTCAATGGATGCCTCCAAACCCGATTCCTCAACTCCTTCCAATCATACGCTTTCTTCGTCTTTTATTCGAACTCTTGGCTGCCGTTTATGCAACGGGCAAATACCGACTCGGCTGACGCTGCGGAGGTTCGCTTCATCAACTGCCTTGAAGTCCGAATGTATAATCTCTTAAACGCATAGCAGATGCCTGCAAGCCCATCTTTACTCATCGTCCCTGCTCGCTTTAAGACGGGGAAACTTTACACCCAAATCGCTACGACTTCGGCTGGGGTTGTGTTGGCAAGTTCGGGGGACTTCAACGTTACCCGTGCAACGACTGCGACCCGATTCAATTCGGCTGGCTTGATTGAGTCGGTGGCTTCAGGGATTCCGAGGTTGGATTACTATACGAGC